TCAAGCGCCTTTAATCTTGTGCATGGTCAATCGATCGAAGCAATCATCACCTCGACTTATAACGATTTTGCGAATGGTTTGACGCTCACCTACAAGAACGCCGAGCGCGTGGTTTCAGACGCTCAAAGGGTAGCGATCAGGAGCCAGATGGCCGAGAAAACGATCGAGGGCGCTACACTCGCCCAAAAGACGCAAGCCGTCGAAAGTGTTTTCAACAATGCGGGAGTCGTTGCTATACGAGACCGTGCCGGAAAGGCGTGGCAACTTGATACTTATGCAACGATGCTTTCCCGGACCAAGCAAATGCAAGCCCATAATACGGGGGTTGGGATGCGTATGGTTGAAAATGGATTCGATCTTGCTCAAATTACAACTCACGCCAACAGTTGCCCGTCATGTGCAGAATGGGAAGGGCGCATAATTTCAATCACCGGAGCATCTCCGGGATACCCTACGCTTGACGAGGTAGAAGGCTCGGGAGGCCACATTTTCGGCCCTAACTGTCGCCATGTGTTTGACCCATATCACGAAGAACTTGCAAGCAAAACGATTTAAGTTTATAATTTTGGCAACCGAAAAAACAACCTTTCGGACACAAAAGTCCTTAACATGAAATTATATGCCAAACGGTAAAAAGGATGGTGGCGACGATCCAAAAAACGGAGCCGGAGACAAAACTCCTAACAATGAACCCAAACCATCGGACGGCGGAAAAGCCGGCGATGATTCGACCCTTGACGCTAAGGCTTTGCAAGCCCAAAAGGAACACTTCCGCGACAAAGCGGATAAAGCCGAAAAGGAGCTTGCTAAACTTCAAAAGGAGCGCGAAGCTTCCGAAACAGCTCGTCTCGAAGCAGAAAAGAAATTCGAGGAGTTGTATCAAAAGGAAAAAACTCGCGCAGACCAACTTGAGGCAAAATCTGTTGAGGATGCAAAGAAATTTGCTTTCCTCAAGGTTGCATCTCGACACAAAGTCCTTTCTCCCGATGATGCTTTCAAACTGATTGATCAATCCAAGATCACCGTCAAAGACGGGGTTGTGGATGAGTCAAGCATCGAAGGCGTTGTCAAAGAGTTTGTGGAGGCTAGACCTCACTTTGTGGAGAGTGGTCCAAAAACCACCCCTAAAGGGAACGGCTCGACACCACCGGCGGGCGGAGGCGGAGACAACCATGGAGACGCGCCAATATTCAAGAGAAGTCAATTACGCAATGCTCAATTCTACCAAGAAAATAAGGAAGCAATTGCAAAAGCCGAAATCGCGGGGACAATTGAAAACGATTAAATTCTAAACCCCTCACAAAATGACAGTTTACATCGATAAAGATGCAAATCTTACCCCGGAGACCATTGCCAACAAGGCATTGGAAATCCTCCGAAACTCATCCTTTCTGATCGATAAGATCGCAAAAGACAAGGATTACGTGGATGTTGACCAAGAGGCAACATTCAAGAAAGGCGACAGCGTGAAGATTTCTTCACTTGGAAGCCTAACCGTGCGCGACAAAGCGGCTCAAACAGACATGACAGTTGAGGAGCCAACCACAAGCCAAGTAACGCTTTCAATCAACAAGCACAAATATGTGCATTGGGGACAGGAGGACGTTGCGGCACTTCACTCGATGATCAACACCGGTGAGGGATACGTGGCAGAAGGTATGCGCGCAATCGCGGAGACAATCGATTCAGACATCTTGGCGCTTTATGCTTCCCTTTCAGCATCCACGGGTGTTGCGGGAACTGATGCAACAAGAGATCTGATCGTTGACACGCGCAAGACTTTGACAGATGGAAAGATCCCTCAAGGAGACAGGTACTTCTTTTGGAGTGCCAAGGACGAGGCGGCTTTGCTTAAAGAAGATGATTTTGCGAAAGCAAGCTCAATCGGAGACGCTCAAGCATCAGACTTGAACACTAACGGCTTAATCGGAGGTCGCAAGATCCTTGGTTTTGCTCATTACGTGCATCAAGCAATCCCAACAACAGGATCATCGCCAACGGCAACTCATAACGTAGCTTTCCACAAGACAGCTTTCGTAATTGGTTTCCGAAATCTTGGGATGGATGGCGCAAAATATGGAGTAGAACAGACTTATGTATTTGATCCGGTAATGGGCGTGGGTATTCGATACACAAAGAGCTACGACCACGGAGCGCTTGCAGTTGTATATTCCCTAGACGTTTTGTACGGTGTCGCGGTGCTAAGAAATGCGGCCGGAGTACACGTACTTACCTAAACGTACCGAGTGCCGGGTGGCGTAGCCAGTCTCAAAAACGACTTACTATCGGACACTCAAATCAACCAAAAAAAACAACCATGGACGTAAGTTTTAAAAGTGTTTCCCATAACTCGGCGAATGGCTATCCTCAAAGTCGCAAAGATTTAGAAGGTAGTCTCGCCGAGTTTGGGATCTTTTTAAAAGAAGATGACATCGGCCGAGACATTGGGCTTTGCTATGGATACCCGCACAACATCAAATTTTTGGAAAAATGGGGATGTAAGAAAAAAGTCGTGTTTACCATGTTTGAGTCAACGCGGATCCCCGACGATTGGCATGAGCCTTTAAAGAAGGCAGATAAAATCATCGTACCCGGCCAATTTTGTCGGCAAGCATTAAACGATGCAGGGTTTGAGGCGGAGATCATACCGCTCGGCTATAATGACAAGTTTTTCAGATACTATAAGCGCCCAAGGCGAGACGTGTTTACGTTTTTGCATTATGACGCTTATGGATTCCGAAAAGGTTGGGATATTACATTCCGGGCTTTCACGAAAGCGTTTGATCCGGACGAACCGGTGCGCTTGATTTTTAAAACCGTATTCCCCGAGAGGCTTCCGCCGATGGGCGAATACAAGAACATCGAATTTATTTATGATGTTACTCCGCGCGAACGCTTGCAAATGGATTGGCTCAACAAAGCTGATTGCATGGTATTCCCATCAAGGGGCGAAGGCTTTGGCCACACTCCGCTCGAAGCTATGGCAACAGGTTTGCCGGTGATGATTCCGGATGGCTCCGGGATGAGTGAATACTTTGACCATAAGCGCTTTATTGAGTTAAATTATAAGCCGTGTGATGCTTTATACGATCATTATCCCAAAGAACAGACAGGCAAGATGATCGAGTGTGATGCGGATTATTTGGCCCGTGTGATGCGCGAAACATATAGGCTTTGGAAGGAAGATCCGGACAGGATCGATCAATGGACGCGCGAAAATGCGGCTTGGGTTCAAAAAAATTGGACATATAAGCAGACAGCTTACAAATTAAACAAATTACTATGTGGGTTATAAATCCGGCAGGACTACAAGTTGAGATACAGGATGATCGTTGGGAGGCTGATAATCTCGAGGCTCAAGGCTTTAAAAAATGCGAATTACAATGCAGTCCTCATACTTTACCGCCAGATCAAAAACGCAATCGCACGTATTACATGAGCATTATTGTAATGGCTTGGAATAGATTGGATATGACAAAAAAGTGCATCGATTCCCTTATCCAATATACCACACTCGACTATGAATTAGTGCTAGTCGATAACGGATCGACCGACGGGACACCGGACTACTTTCGCGAATTGGCCTCGAAAATGGATAACGTAACGCTTGTCCTAAACGAAACGAATCGAGGCGTTGCCGGAGGACGTAATGATGGGATCATGGCCTCAAAGGGTCGTTTCCTTGCGTTTTTTGACAACGATTCGACTGTTGGAGAGAATTGGGATCGGATTTGCATGGAAACATTCGATGCGAACCCAAGAGCCGGATTTATTGGCAAGCTTGGGACAAATTTCCATTCTTTCGATCAAAACGGGATGCGGTTGATAACGCCAATTGATCATCCGATCCAAGTGGATGTTGTGTCGGGAGGTGCAACTGTAATCCGTCGCGAAGTATTCCATGAGGTTGGATTGCTTGATGAGTGGGGAATGGGAGAGTTTTGGCACGAAGATTCGGAGCTTTGTTTGCGAGCCGGATTCGCCGGATGGTATAGCTACACGGTAAATTTTCCTTGGGAGCATGAATGGCACGGAACCTATAAGAAGGAAAAGGGGAAAGCTTGGTTTGATAAATTTCAATCAAATCTCGATTACATTAAAAACAAATGCAAGGCTGAAAACGTGATCAGGGTATATCGGGACTATCACGGCGAGGATTGCATGGAGTCGCTTTGTATATGTACAACAAACTTATGCAACGAATTACGCAAGAAAGGATGGATTGTAATTAGAAAGCCGACTAAAAAGATCGTGCCGATTGGTCTCCGGATTTGTACCGGAAACGTGATTGAGCATATGGGGAAATCTTATTGGTGGGTGCATCAAGAAAACGATGTTATGCAGGATGGTTGGCTTGAACCACTTGAGGAGGCAGATTTCATCAATCCACCGTCGAAATTTTGCGCCGAGAACCTTGTCAGATCAGGCGTACCGGCCGAGAAAATGGTTGACTTGATTCCGAACGGTTTGGATGGGAACATCTACAATCCGGACATCAATCCAACAGTACAATTCGCCGAAACATTCTTGCTTTTTGCTAACGGCGCCACTCAACCGCGCAAGGGGACAAATGTTTTGCTTGAGGCATATTTTGAGGAGTTTTCAGGAGATGACAATATCGTACTATACTTGAAGGATGGGAATTACGGACATAAAAACGAGACACAAAAATTGATCAGCAATTTAAGGAATGGCAAATCCAATCCGCCACGTGTAATTTATGAGTACAATTATTGGCCTTTTGAAAAGCTTGCGAAGTATTATAGACGTGCCGCTATGAATGGCGCTTTTGTGAACCCGCATCGATCGGAAGGCTTTGGCCTTTGTATTTTAGAGGCGCTTTGTTGTGGCGCTCCTGTAATTTGTACCGGATACGGTGGGAATATGGAGTTTTGCACGGAGGAAAATTGCGATCTCTTGGATTACAAAATGATCCCGTCGATCTTCCACAACAATCCCGAGGAGCCTTATTACTCACCGGGTCAAAAGCCGATGTGGGCGGAACCGTCGAAAGATGATCTTAGAAGAAAATTGAGAGCCGTATATTACAACCCGGCTTTTAAGGATCGCACTAAAAAGGACATCGCCAAACGGGACCAAGAGGCAAAGAGGCTTTTGGAGAGTTGGAGATGGGAAGCGGTCGCGGAACGCTTCAACACTTATTTTTCTAACCTCAAGCATAATGCAGGACGATAACCAATCAAATGGCCATCAAATAACACCGGATTTCTACGATGAGGAGTATTTTATGGGTGTTGACCACAAGCCTACGAAGGGCGGATATTTTGACTATGCCGAGGGATCAACGCATGTGAACGACGCAAATGATCTTTTCCAAGTCTTTGAGCTTAACGGCAAGAAGGTGTTGGACATTGGATGTTGTTTTGGGTATCAGGTCAAACATCTTAATATGCTTGGCGCCGATGCCTATGGTATCGATTGCTCAAAATTTGCCGTTGAGAAATCATACGATCAAGGACGTGTACAGCTTGTCGATGTAGCAAAAGGCTTACCGATGTTTCCGGACGATACTTTCGATTTCGTATATTCACTTGCAACACTCGAGCATATTCACGAGGAGCATATCCCCGGACTGTTAGACGAGATCAAGCGTGTACTCAAGCCAACCGGTGAAACATTCCATTATCCGGAAGTTGGAACGACAGCTCACGCGCAAGCGGACAAGTCTCACGTTACAATCTACCCATTGAGTTGGTGGGTTGATCAACTGGAAAGAGTTTTCCCGGGCGGAAGGCAATACGAAAAGGAGGATGCTTTCCTTTCTCAAAGTACCTCCGCAAAAAAATGGAATTGGCATGTCTTATCTTATAAAAACAATTAAATTATGCAAACAGGAGAGCCACGCAACCCCGTACAAATCAAAGGAGGCAATTTGTTTGCCATGCTTTTTGAACTCCGGCCGACAAAGTATTATGGTGAGGATGTTTCGGTGCAGACCTTAATCAAGGATGCGCCCCACTATAAATTTGCAAAGCTTATTTTAGAGGCCGAGGCAAAAGGCGATGATATTTGTTTCGAGGATACGGATTATTATAAATATGGTATGGAAGCGATTAAGGAACTCGGGGCAGGTGGCTTTTTTGGTGCTACGGATGCAGAAGGGATGCTTAATCGGTGTCGTGATTTCAGGGATCTTATTTTGGACATCAAAAAGCATGGCGTAAATTTCCCGGTTATGATCCACAAAGGGGATCAGGACGGCGCTTATGTCATAAGAGACGGACATCATCGAGCGGCCGCAATCATAGCGCTTGGAGTTGAAGATTTCGAGGTTGACGAGCATGAGCAGACATACGCAGAATTTTGGAAGATGAATCGCATTAAACACTTTGACGATTTATTGATAAACGTGATCAACAAAGGGAAGTCCGAAAAATACCAACCATTGCCGGATGGCTTCGGCGAAGGTTTAAAGTTGGGTCGAGAGTGTACCGATCGGCTTGAGATGATGAGGGCTATGTTAAAAAAAGAAAATGATCCACAAAGTATTTTGGACATAGGAGCTTGCTTGGGGTACTTCACAAGGGAGCTTGCACGCGATGGCCATAATGTCCACGCGATTGACATCAACCCGGAGTATGTGGATGCAATGGTAAGACTTGAATTTGATGATCCAAGTGGTGCGAAATATCATCATCAGGATTTTATATCCGAAAAAGGTGAATATGATTATGTTATTTGTTTGGCAGTTATGCACCACACTATGAAAGAAGGGCGTGGAGTTGAAGGCGCAAAGGCACTCGAACGACTTACAAAGAAGGGTTTATTTATCGAGATCGGGACGGACTCGGAGGATTGGCTAAAAGGCCGGGACATCAATCACGGCGAACTCAAAAAGCTCTTTGACCAACATACGACATTTAAAAATTGGCAATATCTCGGCCGCACTCGATGGAATACTCGAGATGTTTATTATGTAAGCCGATGATCGACCTAAGCTATATCGCCATCCCGCTTTTTATAGTTTCAGGAATCCCGCAGACCTTAAAGCTCATCAAGAGACGCTCAAGCGAGGATGTTTCGCTTTTGATGTATGTCATCACATGGTTTGCGATCCTTTTTGTGCTTACATCGGCCGAGGGCGGTGTATTTTGGTCAAATATGGTGTCGTGGATCATACTCACGGTCAATTTGCTTTTGATTCTCAAGTTTCGGCTTTGATGGTATAATAAGGGTCGAAGATTTAAACCGCAAAATATGACGCTCACAATTGTCGCAATACCTTCGGGATTCAATTCAAACGCATATCCAACCGTGGCAGAAGCAACAGCCTATTTTGAGGCACGCTATGGCTCGACTGATTGGGATGCGGGATCGGCCGACAACAAGAAAGTCGCCTTGATCGAAGCGTCGAAATTGGTTGATACATTCCGCTTTCGTGGCAGTAAGTACAGAACAGAACCCGAGCAACCTTTCCAATTTCCTCGTGATTATCAGAATGACGTTTCGGGTGTTATTGATTCGACATCTTTGGACAGCTCAAATCGCCTGATCGTCGATGCGGACTTGGCCGGAGAGGAGTATTATCCGAACGATTACTTTAATTATTGGGCTTGTGAGATGCGGACAGGAGATGCGGAATTTGAGATATTGCTCGTAACAGATTTTGCTAAAAGCACCGGAACCCTCACATTAGAGGGAGACTTCTCGGTAGCTCCGGCCGCCGGAGATGAGTTTAGGCTTATCGAAAAGGTCCCAAACGAGATCAAGTACGCTACTTTTGAAATTGCAAATTGGATCTTAAGCGGCGGGGCAAATGATTTGCTTGATCCAACACTTACAAATTACTCGATTGGCGAGTTTAGCGAGGCTTTTGCAAAAAGTGTTGAGGCTAAGATCCCGGCAAGAGCCAAATACTTTCTCAACAAATACATCAATCGACTCGGTAACATGATTTAAAATGTCCATTGCTCAACACCTTACTCAATCGGTTACGCTTTACAATAGAGCCTCAAAGAACGAATTTAATGAGGCATCTTTTGGATCCGGCTCAACTGTAAAATGCAGATTCCAAGAGAGGTACAAATTGATTGAGGATGCCAACGGCGAGCAGATAGAAACGGACGCATCCGCTTGGTTTAAGAAAGACACGACCATCGACAAACACGATAAGATCACGTACAGGAGCAAAGATTGGGAAGTGGTGCAGGTTTTCAATCGGCAAGGCCGAGAGGACATCCATCATATACAAGTATTTTTAAGAAAGCTATAATATGGCCGGGATTGAAAACATGAACATTGAAATTTCGGGCGTTGATGAAGTCTTGCGAAATCTCCGGAACGCAAAGGACTCCTTGCTTAAAGAAGCCATGAAAGGCATGGTTGCGGCCGCAGATGAACTCATGCGGCTCGCAAATAAGGAAGTCCCGCTTGATAAGAGTACGCTCTTGTCATCCGGAGGCGTTGACACGACAAAGCTATACACAAGCTTTGAGATTAGCATCGGGTATAATACACCTTATGCGGCAAGGCTACATGAGCATCCGGAATATAATTTCAAGGGAGGGCGCAAGGGTAAATACCTTGAAGATCCTCTCAACTCAAACAAAGATGTACTTTCGGATTACATCGTTGATCACATGAAAACCGTACTTACATGACACTCCTATTGATACAAGAAGTCGCAGAATATCTTGAGAACGCATCCGTTGGGACGCGCGGCACGGATATTTTTGTTTCAAGTTTGCCGGAATCTCCGGACAACTGTATTGCTCTTTTTGAAAATTCAGGCGTTGAAGCAAACAAGTATGTACCCCTAGAAAATCCATCCTTCCAAGTGCTGATCAGAAATACAAGCTACGCAACCGGTCGAGCAAAAGCCGAGGACGTGAAAGATGTATTTTTGCGAAAAAATAATGTAGAATTAACAACAGGAGGAACTCATGCGCTTTTTATCCACCCGGTTGCCGATGTCGGCTATATCGGACGCGACAAGAACGATCGCCATGAGTGGAGTATAAACTTCAACATGAGAATCCGAACATCTTAATCTATTAACCCCCCTTCACAATGTCAGATGTTACAAATGTAAAAGTCGGGCCTTGTAGTGTTACTTTCAACAGCGTTGATGTTGGACACACTATTGGTGGCATCGAGGTCGTGTACTCACCGCAGTACAAGGACATCAAAGTTGATAAATACGGCGAGTCCATAGTCGAAAAGGTACAAACCGGCGAGGGATTGATGGTCAAGTGTAAGCTTGCCGAGTCAGTCTATGCCAACATCCAAAACGCGATCCCTCTTGGAACGCTTGCGGCCGCAACTCGATTGACTATCGGGAAAGAGGCCGGCGCAAGATTGTCGTCCGTTGCTCACGAGCTTGTTTTACATCCTCTTGAGAATGGAGCCGGCGATTTGAGCGATGACATCGTTTTATACAAAGCGGTGATAGTCAACGAGGTAACGATCCCATATAAATACGACGAGGAAAGAGTCCTTGAAGTAGAATTTTTCGCACTTGTGGACGAGTCAAAGAGTGATGGAGCAATTCTTGGTCTTATCGGAGACTCAACAGCTTAGTTTTTGCGCTTTAATGGGGGAGATGGCAACGTCTCCCCTTTATCCATAACCATAAAACAACCATGTCAAATATAATTGATCTTGATCAGATCGCGGATGCGAATGTCAAAGTCAAAATACAAGGCGAGATCGTCGAGGTACGATCACCGGGTCTTGTTGAATTGGCCGAGATGATGGAGCATTTTAATAAACTCGAGGGAGACAATGCAGACCTTGGGGCAATGAAAAAAGCCACAAACATAATTCTTGATTGGGTTGTTGAAGAAGGCCAAAGGCCGCTTTTTCGCAGACTCACAATCAAACAATTCCAAAAACTTGTTGAAACTATCGTGAAGGAGGTTTCAGGAGGCGCGGATTTGCCCGCAGAACTTACGCCGTCCGGATCTTCGGAGGGGCAAGACGGAGCAAAAAAAAAATCCGATTAGTCAGGATCTTTGCGGCTCTAAGCCGATTTTATCCTAACTTTCCAAAGCCTTGGGAATGGCGGCGCTTATCGGCTCGCCATTTCTTTTTATATTACAATGAGATGCGATACTTGCAACGAAGCGAATATCTTGACGATTGCATGGCCGCTTTAACAGTTAATCAAAAAACGCCGAAGGACTACATCCGTGAAATCAAACGCTCGCTTGAAAGACCCGAAGATAGTATAATGGAAGCAACAACGGACCGCGCCGGACTAGCGGCCCTTAAAAAGAAAATTAACCGTAAACAATGAGCCTAAACGTCGGATCCATTGTCGCAACACTAAAGGCATCAGTTGATGATCTCAAGAAAGGATTTTCGGATGCCGAAGATTCAGTCTCGAATTTCAGCGAAAAAACTCAAGCAGATTTCAAGAAAGTCGGAGCCGCTTTTACAGCCGCCGGAGCCGCCCTTGCTCTTATGGCAAAGGATTGGATTGATGCGGCAGGAGTACAAGAGGCGGCCGAAACGAAATTGACTACGCTCGCGGTGAACGCATCCGGAGCAACACTTGAACAAGTAGATGCTTTGAAGCAACAAGCCTCCGCGCTTCAAGAATTGGGTGTCGTTGGTGATGAGGTAACGATGGTCGGACAGGCTCAACTTGCTACATTCGCATTGCAAAGCGATTCGATTGCTACGCTTACGCCTTCGATCCTAGACATGGCCGTTGCTCAAAAGGGTGTGAATGTTACGCAAGAGGACATGATTAGCATCGGCAATATGGTCGGCAAAGTTATGGGTGGCCAAGTCAGCGCGCTTTCACGTTTAGGTGTTACGTTTAGCGATGTTCAAGAGGAGATTCTAAAGACGGGAACCGAGGAAGAAAAAGCGGCCGCATTGGCCGAGATTCTTGCTCAAAACTTTGGTGGATTAAACGAGGCCATGGCAGATACTACTCAAGGCGCAATTGCACAAATGAATAATGCCTTCGGAGATATGAAGGAGATTCTCGGAGATGCACTTTTGCCCGCAGTTTCAGCAATAGCAGAAAAATTAAAAGACTTTTTCGTAAACATGCAAGAAAATCATCCGACTTTGCTCAAAGTGATCGCGATCGGGACAGCCCTCGCCGCCGCTTTGCTTTTAGTTGTCGGACCGATCATCATGCTTATTGGATTTTTGCCGGCTATATGGGCCGGATTACAAATGGTTGCAAGCGTGATCGCTATAATCGTAACAGCCGCCGGATGGTGGATCTTGGCGATTGCCGCCGTAATTGCCGCCGGAGTTGCTTTGTATATTTATTGGGATGAGATCATGGCATTTCTAGGGAATATATGGCAGACGATAGTCGATACCGCCGTCTCGGTATGGGATGGTTTGATGGCGTATTTTATGGCCGTATGGGAGACAATTAAGGAGATTTTCAACTTGGCAATAATGATCGTCCTAGGGATTTTAATTACATTGCTCGAATGGCTTGGAATAGATTGGCAACAGGCTTGGAATGACATGGTTGAGTTTGTAGCCGGGATTTGGGAGGGGATCCAGAAGCTCATCGATAAAGTAACAAAAGCCTTCAAGGCTATATGGGACTTTTTCACGACAGATACCGAGAACAGTTGGTCGGGAATGTGGACGGGGATTTGGAATACGATCGTTGAGTATTGGAATATCATCACGACATACATTGTCGAGGCGCTCGACTGGGTGCTTGGATTCTTTGGGCTCTCAACAGATTCACTCTTAGCAGTTTGGTCAAATACATGGGATGCAATCGCAAATGTCGTCTCAAGCGTATGGGAAAACATCAAAGAGCTTGTTAAATCAGGTGTGAATTGGGTCATCGAAAAAATCAATTTCTTGATCCAACAGGCCAACAAAGTTGCCGAAATCGTGCCGGGCATCACTCCGATTGCAACGATTCCATTACTTGCCGAGGGTGGCAATATCACCGGTCGGGGATCCGCGATCGTTGGAGAAGCCGGTCCGGAATTGATTGATTTACCTCAAGGCGCACGTGTAACTCCGCTTGATGGGGCAGGAGTGGGTACAACGATCAACATCAACAATCCAATTGTCAGGAACGATCAGGATCTCGAAAGGATGCGCGACATGCTTGGCCGTAGTCAGGAACTTGCTCGGTTTGGATTAGCAACTTAACTTTTTAAAAATGGCCGGAACCACAATCTCATTTAATAGTTTCAGTTTGCAGGACACGAATTATAAAACTTCGGAAATCAATCATGTTTCACCTCCGGAGCGCGTTGTTGATAGGTTAAAGCTTGCGCGCGCGCATGGCGAGGCTATTGTTTCAGACTGGTACGACACAAGAAAAATCATTGTCTCCGGATCTGTCTTGGGATCAACCGCGTCGGATTTACAATCAAAACTCGATGCAATGCTCAAGGCTCTCGGAGAGCCAGAAGCAAATCTTGATATTGAGTATGGTGCGGCAACAAGGCGATATGTCGCAACTCTTGAGCGGGCGGACATCCCAAAGAAAAGCTACAACTCGAAATTTGTTGAATTTAAGCTCACTTTTGAATGTTCGGATCCTTTCGGATATGCAACATCGGCCTCAACCCTTAGCGAGGCGGCGATTACAACAAGTCCAAATACTTGGAGCGAAACCATAAGCGGATCCGCTCCACCTTTGCCGGTCATTACGATTACTTTGAACTCCGCGACAGACGTTACAATCATAAGGTTTAAGAACTCAACAACGGACGATGAAATCATTGTCGGAGCAACGTATATCACCGGAGACGAGCTTGAGATCGATACCGCAAACAAAACGGTCAAACTTAACGGGACAGAAATCGACTACATTGGAGTATTTCCATCTTTTGACGTTGGATCGAATAGCTTGCGGCTTGAAGTTACCGCGACGGCTTTCAACGCCGATGTGGATATTGTTTACACTCCAACCTATCTATAATGGCACGCAATAAACGATTTTTATACAAAATTTACGACAGCTCCGGGAACTTTCTCGCAACCTTAACGGACGTGGTGAGTGATCCGGATTTCAGCAAGAATATCAACGGGAGCCTTTCCGAGCTTACAGTTACGCTCGCGAAAAAGATCGGGGATTTTGGGGAATTGGATACGATAAGCTTTAACAATTTGGTAAAGGTTCGATGCTTCGATTCGGATGCGGACAAGGTGCTTTTGCACTCATGCAATGCGTATGATTACGATGGCACTTGGTCAGCATCAAACGATGCGGATAGTCTTTCGACAGATACCGGATCAATCGTATTTCGAGGTTGGGGATCTGTTCAATTCAACGTCGATGTATCCAAAGATGCGGGCAATAACTTTGCGACACTTACAAACAGCTCGATGGCATCAAAGGATTTGAGTTTGTATGAGGACACCGGAAGCTTGAAAGCGCATCTATATTTCCCAATTACAGATTTCTCGGAGTTTACAAGCGTAACGCTTCGATGGGGATCAGATGCAAGCAATTATTGGGAGAAAACAGTTACACAAAACGAATCAGGAGCGTTTCAGAATGGATGGAACACACTCGCCTTTCCTTGGACATCGGCAACGCCAACAGGCTCGCCGGACTCAAGCGGAATTGATTTTCTCGAGGTCGTCCTCAATTATACCGGATCGCAAATTGACATTACTAGCATGAGATTGGACTGGATTGAATTTATTGCAGATTCTTGTGTGCAGGGTGTTCAAGTTTATTCCGGACGTTTGACGCGCTACACGCCAACCATCTCCGGCAAAAAGGAATATGTGGAACTCACCTTCCTCCCGAATATGATGGAGCTTGCGAATTACGCTCTCGAGGATGCGGATGGCAATACGAAATTCACACGCTCGACCGAGGATCCGGCCGACATGCTCAAGTACGTCCTTGATAGATTCACGGCGGAGGGTGGCACGGTTGATTATGACGGCATATCAATCACCGCAACAGGAAACACCGAGACATACGAATTTTCGAGTCAAAGTTATCTCGAGGCCGTTGAGGCCATTGTCGGGATGTGTCCGACGAGATGGTATTCGTATATCGATTCCGACGATGTTGTGCATCTCAAGCCGAAAGGGGTGGCGGCAGATCATAAATTTAAACTCGGCCAAACTGTTGAGGATTTCAAGGCAATCAAGAATATCGAGGATGTAATTAACGTGATTTATTTTACCGGCGGATCTCAAGTCCTAGACGATCAGACAAACACAACCAAAGACACAACGGTAAATCTTGGAGACGGTACAGATCAGTATTGGAGCCAACAATTTACTCCAACGCAAACGCCGACAATAGGGGCAACCATCCAAATTGAGAGCTTTGTTGGCACTTATGCCGGAGATTTGATTTTCAGTATTCAAAAAAATAATGGATCCGATGAGCCGGATGGCACAAAGTTGATCGAACTCATTATCGCCAACGCAACCGTGCTTGATATTGCACTCGATACGGATTACGTTGTTGATTTACTTGCCGATCTCGTTGACCTTAACGATTCGCAAACATATCATCTTGTGATTGAAAGCTCGACATCAGACGCGTCCAATTATGTAAAACTCCGTGCAGATTCCGGCGCCGGATATGCGGGCGGGGTACTCAAAAAAAGTACCGATGCAGTTACATGGTCGGCCGAAGCAAAAGACCTGTATTTCAAAATTCATTATGGTCAAACACTCTATAAAAAATATACTCGGACGGATTCAGTTACGAATTGGGGAACTCATGCAGTTTTCAGGCAAGACGAAAGAATCACGACCGAGGCAACCATGGACGCGCTTGCAGAAAGGATCCTCGACGACAATGAGAATCCGGAAATCAGGATGATCGTCAAGGTGATCGATAATAGTCAGGACGGTAATGGATACGATATTGAAAGCATCGAGCCGGGCGATATTATCAACATGCGAAATCTTATTGAGACCGGGTATTCCCGATGGGATCTCGGCCTTTGGGATGAGATGTATTGGGACGAATCAATCTCAAACGTGCAAGAGCGAATGATGCAGATCGTATCTGTTCAATACGCGCCGGATTATGCTACAATTACGGTAAGCAGTAAAACGCCACGCGTTGCCGAGACAATAGAGCAGATCAATCGAGATTTAAAAGCATCGCAAACATCAAGCAATCCGGATAGTCCGGAATCCGTAACAATATAAACCATGGCGATTGACGTTACTTATACCTTTGTGGCCTTAACCGTTGCGAGAGCTTCGGAGGTAAATCAAAACTTTACAGATTTGCGCGACGACATTCGAGGGGCGCATCATCAGGACGCAGACGGCACTAAGTTGGTCAACAACGATATTGATGCGGCGGCCGCAATTGCATATTCAAAACTAAACCTTTCGCTTTCGATTGTTGACGCGGACATTAACGGCTCGGCCGCAATATCTTGGTCCAAGATTAGCAAATCCGGATCAGTATTAAGCGACATCGCCGACATGAATTTCGCAAGTTTAGCAAGCGGAGATTCTTTGTTTAGGAACGCATCAAGTCAATGGGAAAACTTAGCACTTGGTAGCTCCGGCCTCTTTATGAAATCGAACGGGACAACTCCATATTGGGGGGTCGGTACGGCCGCTTTTGGAGGGGACGGATCCGATGGCGCGTTGAGCGTTGCCTCCGGTACGGACACGGTGGCTTTATCCTCCGGGATTACAGTAAAAAATTATACTTCGATCAGTATTACAGGAACAGGAGCGATTGATTTCTCGGGAAATTCCGACATTATCGTACTTAGGTCTCAAGGTGATGTTACTTTGACATCAACGGCGGCGGCCGGGATCGCGTTTAGCGGTGCGGGAGAGGGCAACGCCCTTTTGGATATTGCATCGGCAACAGACGCGTCGGGTGTTACAGGAGGGAGCGCTTTCTCAAGCGCGCTCGGTACGACGTTGCTCACAAATTCAGAAAACAAACTTTTGTGGCACGTCTTATTTGTGCAGGGGCCGAGGTCAGCCGGTGATCCGGCGGCAGGTTCAACGAGTGGAGACGGCGCTCCGGGTGGAGTGGCAGGTGTTACAGGTGCGCCCGGGCCTGTATTGATTATTGAATGTGGAGGCGCACTTAATTTTGATGCGGCTTTTAACATAGATCTTTCAGGCGAGGACGGCACAAATGGCGGGGTTGGAACAGCAGGAGGCGACGATGGATCGGGATTGTACGAGGGAACTACATCCGCAGGAGGAGCAGGGGGTGGAGGTGGAGGCGGCGGCGCAGGTGGTCAGGGTGGATATTTGATCTTACTTTATAACGCGCTCACGGCTAACGATGGCACGGTTGACGGATCCGGTGGAGACGGTGGAGATGGAGGCCAAGGTGGCCAAGGAGGAGCGGGATCCGGAGGATCAGGAGTACCTAAAGGTGGATTTGCCGGTGGCGTTGGTGCAGGAGCTTGCGGAACAGCAGACGCAGGACTTAATGGAGGGACTGGTGGCACGACAGGGTCAGACGATGGGAATACCGGAGGATCAGGAGGGGGCGGAGCCGGTGGAGGCGGAGGAGCAGGTGGTAATTCTTTCTTTGGAGGACAGGGTACGGCAGGATCGAACGGCACAAATGGAGATGCAGGATCCCCTACATCGGGCTTAAACCAAAACGGAAATGCAGGAGGCGGAGCCGGTACTGGCCACGTACCAACAAAGACACAATGTTCTTTAATCGCTCAAAACCGATATTTCGGATAATCAAAACCATTAAAAACCATGGATGAACTGAAAAACCTTTCGGATAGGGATATACTCATACAATTACATACCCAAGCTCAACAGAATAAGGACAATATAAAGGGCGTATGGGAAAAACTTGATGCGTTTGTGAAAATCGTTGACAATAAAATTGGCCGAGAGGAATTTAAGGACTTCAAAATCGAGGTGCGAGATGTACACAAAAAATATGATGGCCGTCTTGATACGCTTGAGCGAGAATTTGGCGCACATTGTGGCGAAGAAAAGGGAAAGAATGATCAGCAAAATACCGGATGGAAAAAGATCGTTCTATGGGTTGGCATAATGCAGTTTATCCTTGGCGTATTATTCGCCGCTCTTAATAATTCTTAATCATTAAAACTATGAATGACGAAATCACACTTGATCCATATTGGGGGTGTAAAGGCGTTGATGATCAGGAGACCGATTATCGCTTAGGCGGTGAGCTTGAGGTCCCGAAGCCACGCTTTACCTATTGGGATAACGAGATCACGTATCATCAGCCGGATGTATCAAAAGTTTCATGTACTGTCTCGAGCGCAACCGGCACGGCTTCCGATCTTGTTGGAAAAGAACTCACACTCGATCAACAAAAAGAATTATGGGCAGAAGCATTAAATAAAGGTGCGAATCCGGAGACGGGTTGGTACATTCGCAAAGCGGTTGATGTTGTCCGTAACCTTGGAAGCAAGATGATTGGAGAGGAGTTATTGAGCTTTTATGTCGTTTTAGGTGGCGAAGATTTTTGGGATGTACTTGATAAGGGGTACACGGTCAATTGTGGATTCCGAGGCAACAAGACATATCAGAAGGATCGCGATCTTGATGCGATTTTGGACGGTACATACTTTGGCGATGCAACTTATGGACACGCGATTCGTGTCGTGAAGGATAAGGAAGGCGAAACGTACAGCGTGATCGTTGACAATTACAAGAAATCAAATCGACCGAATGTTTATAGGTTCCCAAAAGAGAACCTCGCGGCTTTGCTCAAAAATAAGGTTTTCTTTCCGTCCGGGTATATTTTCGTTATCAAAAAAGATTTCGATGAGATGAATACATTGGCTAATTTGCCATTATGGGGCAAGGCATCAGTTGAGAAGGCCATCAAGAAAGGATGGACGGAATGGCACAACCCGGATGTAATTGTCGGAGATGCCAAGCTTGAGGTGATCTTGGTACAATTGGGGGGACTCACAAAGAAGCTCGGAGATGTTTCGGCGATCAGGCTTGCGGTCGCTTTTGATAGACTTGGCTTACTTAATTAAATATGCACCAAGAGCGTAATTTAAAATTGGAAGGATTCGCGGCTCTTAGAGGTTGGCAAAAGACCGGAGTCAAGCCTCCTCAAAGAGAAATCAACAAGGAGGTGTACGGTGTTTATGCGCCAAAATTCTCCAAGTCTCGAGGCAACGAAACAGTCAAAGAGTTTTACGGCAAGCGCAGGACCCTATTCGCGCGCATCTTTTTGGAAGCACGGCACGGTTGGAGGCTCACGAAAATCAAAGGCGAGGCTCCGTATCCGCATGAAGTTTACGCCGTTGTGTATGGAGGCTATACTTATTCCGACGTGTTTTATCAAAATTATTCCGTCGTACAACCTAAAAACCAACATAATGCCGGAGCGATTCACAATTAAAAGCGAGGATGGCAAAAGTGTGGGGTACACACTCTTTGATCCTATACATGCCCTTGAAACGTACAAGAGAGGCATCATACGCGTTGAACGAGAGCGAGACGCGGCAATTGAGCGGTGCAAGGCATTACAGCGTGAGAATCAAGCGCTAAAGGCTCAAAAATTCGATCTCGTGAGCGCATTGGAATCAAAGCACCTTGTGATTGCGAATCCTCAAATGCCCTACTATGGGGCAATCCAACGCATCAAGTCCTATTTTAAGGTCCGCCGGATCTTAAAGGGTAAATCTAATTTTTAAACCCCTACAACATGACAACAGCAGAACTTCTCACATCCAGTTTAATGCTTGTCCTAGCGACAGGTTTTATCAACTTCCTAGCTTGGGGCGGCAAGCAATTTGGAATCTCGGCCAAGCATGCCCTCGCCTTTGGCGCGGTTTTGGTTGCCGTAATTTTCACCGCCTTTGACCTTTACACACCGCCAGACGTAAAAACTCATATTATAACTTTTGCATCAACGGCCGGATTCTTTGCCGTGTTATTTTATGAGTATTTCTTGAAGCGGGCAGACGGAAAATAGTCGAGCAGATGAAAGGCCCTACAAAATGGTTGTTCCCATGGTTGCGGCATCGCCGTTTAGGGTTTCCACTTGTAGGGCCTTTTT